ATGTTTCTAATCTCTGAGAGGTTCACTTCTACTCCTAAGAAAAAAGGGCGGACACCCGATAAAGGTGCCCGCCCAAAGGTTCAGCGGACTGCTTTTAGTACTTACGGAACCAGTACAGAGTGACAGTAGTGCCAACACGGTTGGAAAGTGCAACCGCAACAGGCGTTTGTACCGAAGCGGCAGTGTTGGTATCAACCTCACCAGCAGCGACAGCCATTACGGCCTCACCATTAGCCACACCAGCAGCGCAGGCTACACCCTCGACGTATCCACCAACACAGACGCGGATAACCTCGCCAGCACCAGTGGATGCTTCAAGAGCAACGCCGACCGCAGCGCCGTTTACAGCACCACGAACAAGCGCAAAAGCGCCCGCCTCTGTTGCAGCGGCAGCAGTAGCAAACGCTACTACATCACCGGCTGCAATAGCAGCGGCGGCAGTGTTGGTGGGAAGCTCAACAATCGTTGAACTTGAACCAGTAACAACAGCTACCTCAAGAGGCGGCTTTCCATGATTTAAGTGTCCGAATGCCATGATTACGCCTCCGCGTCAAAGAGCAAACCAAGGCTTGCAAGGTGATCAGCAACAAGTTGAGTACGAACAAAGACCTGGGCCTCACGAGCAGCATAACCACTCTTGTGCTCGAAATCAGACATCGAGAAGTTGGCTTCAGAATCGAAGACAACCTTCATGCTGTTGCTGTTGAGGAACATCATCGAGGGGTTGGCAGCAACACCAGTTCCCAAGTTGTTCTCCACGTACATAAGAGCACCGTTGAAAGCCAACGCCAAGCGTCCACCATCAAGCACTGTCTCTTTAGGCATGTACCGCTCTTGAGCCTGAAGCACGCTCTTATACAAACGATAAGAAGCGGGGCTTGCCAGAATCAAGTCAACGGTTCCTTCTGGAGCGTAGATTTGAGTCTGAATCATCAGCTCAGTCATTCCTTGAAGACCAAGGTTTGCGAAACCAGTACCAGGACCACCACCAGCGTTGACATCAAAGCTTTGGTTCTGCCAGTTCGACGTAGCATAGGTTCCTTTGTCCAGCCCACCAACAACGTTGGTCTGCGTTCCAAAAGCGTTCTGCTCAAGCCAACCAGTAGTATTGTCAATACCGTTCAGGGTTTGCATGTCGGTAAGAACAGTAGACGTTCCACGTACTGCTTGAAGTTCCCATTCACGCTTAAGCATTCCAAGAACGCTCTTCATGCGAGAGTCAGCAATAGAAATGATTGCACGCTCGCCCTTGTTGGAAAGCTCTTCCTTCTTCGTGATTACGATAGGAGCAACAAAGTCACACCATTCGTACTCAGGCGAACGCAGAACGTCAGCCACAGAGGAGGAAACAGCTTCATAACCGGTAGCAAGCTGGGTAATGTTAGAGTGCTCTGCGAGAATCGCAGCGCGAGTAATCCGTTGACCGCCATTAATAATCTCGACGCCGCCTGCACCCTTGATGTGATCAAGGAGAGGGACAGTCTTGAATAAGGAGTCAACAGCTTTTTTCGAACGCGCACGGGCGGTCGAGCTCAGAATATCGTTCTGAATAGCCATGATAGACAAGTCCTATAGGGCACAAAGACCCAGGAAATAAAAATAGAGAGTTCTTTCGGTTATCCCGATGGGGCCGGAAGACTCTGCTTGTCCTATCAAGGGGCTCTCGTCTTCAGTGCCAACAATAGCAAAGAAGACGGGAGTAAGCAAATATCAAATCTTGACTTTGCCTTTGTTTTCCTTGAGCCAATTGTAAATGGCTATGGGGTCATCCTGGTCCATAACATGCTTCGGAACACCATTGGTGCGACCGCGAGATGCGCCGCCAACCTTTAGTCCGGCTTCACGTGCAACCTTTTTATAGCTTGCCAACTCGGCCTTCTGCACACCCATGTCTTCTGAAAGCCTCTTGCCCTTGACCTGCCAATAAGCCTGCTCAAGGTTTAGGTGCTTGTTGTTCATGAGAACCTTAGCCACATCTGTCTTCATATCGTCTAAGTCTGGGTGTTCTGACTTAAACTGTTGGAGCCTGATTTGTTGCTGTTGAAGCTCTTGCTGTTGGCGCATCGGCTCAAGCATTGACTTCATACGTGTCGCCACTTCTTTCTGAATGCGTTCTTCAAACGACTTGTCATCGTAAGGGTTGAACTCACCAAGCTCTTTATCGGCGGTGGCCGTAATGTCTTGGAAGAAATCAGAATCTAACAACGCCCTGCGTTGAGCTTCTAAGTCGGCGCGAGTAGACTCAATAGCCTTTCGCTGCTCAGAAATATTAGATGTCTTCCGCTGGTAATCAGACCTCAAGTTGGCAATCAGCTTCTGAGCTTCTTCTGGAAGCTCGGATACTACTTGCTTGTAGTTGATTCCTTTATGCGGATTCTTCGCATTGAATATGTCCGCGTCCAGTTCGGCTGCGGCCAAATCCTCAATCGTTGGTGCTTCTTCTGTTGGTGCTTGTGCTTCAACAGGCTCGGTTGCTTGTCCTTCAGGTTGTTCTGCTGGTGCAGAGTCCTGAGCTGGGGCGGCTTGAACCTCGGTTCCTTCCATGTGTTTTTCCTTTAGACCCTTTGGGCCATCATCATTTCTAGGTCTTCTTCTGGGACGGCTTCCTCTACCACTTCAGCTTCAGCTTCTACGGGAGACTCCACTTCTTCTTCGGCTTCTTTCTTTTCAGTGCGCAAGAATGTTTTAAAGTTCTGGTCTTTCGATAGAACGTCCAACTTTGCAGCAATGTCTTCAAGGTCGTCTGGTGTTTCAACAACAGAAACGTCAAACGATAGGCGCTCTAATCCTGCATCTTCAGCAGCAGCAGACACCATCATTAACTGTTGGGTGAACTCTACCGGAAAGTCACCATCAATATCTTGAGAAAACTCTGGATAAGAAGGTGCTCCGAAAAATGGAAGCACCTGGTTAAGCGCATCAACGACTTCATTGAGTTGGTTCATCTCGAATAATCCAGATGGCCCCATTCCTGATACAGATTCTGCATTGATTTCATCAACAGCAACAGCCTTATCCATAATCATTTGCTCTTCTTCTAACATTGGGTCGGCCATTTCAGGACTCCTTTGCGGCATCTTGGGAAAGAGTACCTTGTTTTTTCATTTCTGCTATTGAAAATGTTTCCGCAACAGCGCGGGTTTTATCACCTTCAAACTTACTAAGATTAGATTTGTATCTAGCAATGTTCGCATCTGCTAGGCTTTCCGCAGCAAACTGGCGCTGCAAACTGTCCTCTACATGGTGCTTATCAAAGTCTCCAGTCGAGACAAGCCCCTTCTTCTCCATCAAAGCTTCGCGTTGCATGGACGTATGGTAGCGAGCGCCAAGGCCACGGTCAAAAAAGCCGTTGACTCCGTACTTTCCGGTCTGGTCACCCCACCTACCGGGCGTATTTGCCGGAACAGACATCTGTTTGTTGGAGGTTTTGCCGCAGTCAGGACAACTGATAGACTCTGGCACCTCTTCTTTCGGTAGAAATAGGGCCTCATGTACGTGCTCACCACAAAAATAGTCGAATAACGGCATTACTGGGTAAACCCTACGCCGCCACCTAGCAGCATGTCGCTAACATTGCCTGGAGTGGGGTTGTTTACAAGGTCTTGCGCGGTGGGTGGGCCATCAGGGGCAGAACCTCCAGGGATTCCCACCCCTTCCTGCTGAACCATCTCTTGTTGGAGGAAATCCTCTGGCAACTGCAGTGAACGGACGATTTCTTTGAGCAATGCGGTGTTGGGTACGCCCAATCCTTGCAGAATCTGCACGTTTTGCAGCAATCGTTGGTTCCGAATGGCCTCGGAGATGGGTGTTGACGCCTGGTCTGCGGCGAAAACCTCGAAATCACCCTTCAAATCATCCGGGCTAACGGTGGTTGCCTTGCCATCTAGCATAACTATCTCTGCTTTCTTCTCTTCTTCAAGGAAAAGCGAGGTCATACACGCATAGATTGACGACATTCTCTCGATTGCGGAGTCCCGTTCACGAGCCATTCGGCCAATCTCACTCGTTGTGTACGCTGCCAACGCTGCAATCTCTGTTGCAGTAGCTTTTGTAGCCTCTCCGCGAGTAAATGCTGCGGTAACAGACCCTGAATCCTTGTCTCGAATGACATCTTGCATGTAACGAGACACTTCAGCGGGCAAACTTTGATGAGGAACGGGGCGAATAATGGTATCCAACGGGTCATCTGACTCTACCTCTACGAAAAGTCCGTCAATACCACTGGTCACCTGGGCCATCTCGTCATCAGACATGGCCCCTTTCTTCACAAGCCACTGTCTCGACGCCTTACGAACCGCATTTGCTTGGAATGAACGGATAATGTTCATCTCATAGAGCTGGTCATAGATGCGCTTGATGGATGAGTACCCAACCATTGGTCTATCTGGGATACGGTTGTAGTAAAGCGGGATAATCGGGACAACAGGGTCATCATTTGAGTCCCTGAACGGGATAAACTTGGCAGAATCAAGGAACTTGTTGCCACGTTCTGGGCAATACCAGTACAATTTGTCGTTCATAAGGTCATACAACTCAACAACCTTGATGTACTTGAACATCGGGGCAGATGGAGAGATGTGTGGCTCATGATAATTGCCTGGTTTGTCCTCATCGGGGGTCATCTCATCAAAGAAGTGGGTCATGTCAGACGCAATGTCGTCGAACTTTCCGCCAAACTTCTTCTTCGCATCAGGAACAGTCATCCAGTAGATGTGCCCAACAAACCTTTGGGTGTCCCAGCGGGAGGAATCGCGGTCTACAATGACCTGCCAGGGCGGAACGCCTACTGGAAGCACCCGGTCATAGACCGATTCACGGTCAGTTACCGTCATCTTCAAGAATGAGTTGGGATAAATAAGGGCCATACGACTGGCGTTCTCAATCTCATTTCTGCTTTTGACCAAGAAGTGATTGATGACTGACTGAGATTTTTCTAAATCCCCTCGTCCACGCACACCCATCTTTAGAACCACCGCCGGGTTCTTAGCAAACAAGGAAGCCTGGAAGGATTCAATATATCCATAGCCATCGTTGGTCTGAATACGAATCTGGGACACCCCACCTTGAGACTCATGCTCCCAGAAATCCATTTCATAAACAGCTTTGTATCGCATCAGCTCATTACGGAGATCACCCCAATAGGCATCGTGATCGTCTAGAATTGCTTGAACATCTTGAGGCTTCAGGCTCATCGTCCTCTCCTTTCTTGTTTCACAAGTTCTCTTGCTGGGCCGTCTTTGATGCTTTCAATCTCTTTCTGAAGCTCGAAAATACGCAATACTTCCTCGGCATCTTGAACTTCGCGTCCTTCCTCGTCTTCTTTTCCCATGTGTTGCGCCATCTGTCGATAGAAATCGTCCGTTCTTCCAGGGAATACATCTCGCATGCGCTCTTGTCTCTGCTCATAAACTTCTCTACGCGCATCGCGGCCCCTGTTTCGCTTTGCTGCCGGGGAGAGAGATGTGCCAAGCCTGAACCCAGCATATCCAGCACCAAGAACTGGAACTCCTCGAAATAACGCTTTAGCCCCAAGCTTTTTGGCAATGGTTTTTACCCCAAACTTACCGCCCCCTTTGACGTACCCCTCTTCAACCGCCCGTAAATAGTCTCGAAGGTTCTGCTCAAATTCGTGCTGGGCTCCCTTTGTCTCGGCTCTCATTTGTCTTTGCAGCCTGCGGGACTCATGGGTCTCTGGCGCTTCTGTGAAGTCAATCTTTTTTACTCGACCAGGGGCTTTCCTAATAAACTCTTTGACGCGCTTAAAGTCTTTTGATTCTGGGCTTTGGTCAAAGTATTGATCACCTTTAGGGTTAGTGCGACCCCTTGTTTTCCAGTCTTCTCGCAACTCTTGGTTAATCTCAGGGGTCAAATCACTTCTGGTAATCTTTGGTCCTGTTCCTTTCGGGGTAGACATGCGTTGCGCAACCTCAACAGCCATTCTTGCTGGAGGTGCCGTCATTCTTGACATAAGAAGCTTCAAAAGCTCTTCATCATCCATTTCTTCTGGTCTTTCAGCCATTAGTAACCACCCACTTTATTGCCCCCACGGACATTCCAAGGTATCGCACGCTTCATGTTTTTAGCCCGCATTGAGTCAATGTGCTTCTCCATCATTGCGCGTTTCACTGAATGTGAGACCGCTAAGGGCATACTCTCCAGCAAGTAATAGCACAATGCCATGGAGATAGTCACATCATCATGTTTACCTTTTGCTGCCTGAGGCTTGTTCTTGATGTAAACAATGTTTCCGAGCTCTTCCAACACATGCTTGTCTAAATGAGAAATCGTCTTGGTTTCAATCATGTCCTTCAAAGCATTGAACATAATAGGGCGAGTGCTGACTGTAGTCCTAAAGGGCTTTCCGTTCTTGTCTTTATAGAGGGGTCTTATCTTCAGCTCTTTCAGCCTATGGATAACCCAGTTCCCACTCCCGTTGCTTTCAACAATCACACGCCCACAATTGTATTTATCCCAAATGGCCATAATCTTCTCAGCCAAAGCGGAGGGGCTTACCTGATTCGTGATGTAGTGATAAACAGGTTGGCGCGTAGAAACAGAAACAACGGTCACAGCGGAAAAGTCTGTCTTCTTCCCAAGGCCACTTCCTACGTCCACACCAATCACATACGCCTCACCTTCCTGGGGAGGGGCATACTGCCTATGCTCCCTGCTACCCATATCCACCGGAACAATCTTATCTAATTGCTCTGGATTGAAAAACTGAACCCCGGTGGCGCGAAATGCCTCGTCAACGGTTGAGGGGTACTCCCGAATAAACTTGTCTTGCCCAATCGTATTCAACTGCTTCTTACGCCAAAACAACTGCTCAAGGGTCAGGTCAAACTCTTCCTGTGTCTCTTGCTCTCGAACAGT